TAGTTATTGCGACGGCTGTAGAAATCCTTTTTTAAGTCCGAAACATTTAAGTAGCAAGACTTGATTGAGGCCTGTAGTTTATAAGGCTCAGGTGCGTCAATAAAAAGTATTAAGTTGCCAAGCTCTCTGGCTTTATTTGCAATGGCAAACGCTGGGTAGATTTTGTTCGCAGAGAGGCTTGTCGGAGGAGCAATACCTACCAAGACAGCGTCGTAAGAAGATAGCTCTTCTTTACCCATTCGCGATGAGGGCTCGATAAAGTCCACAGAAGCGCCAGAGTCCGTAAGAGACTTATACATTAGCGCCGCAAAGGTGGTGAACCTTGCCGCAGTTTTCAAAGAACTCTGCTGAGCAGTGGAGCCTGTGATTAGAACTTTCATTGTGCTACTTCCCTAAAGTTTTTTGGTAAACCCAGAAAGCCGCCCAGAACTCTGAGCGGCAATCCGAGTTAGTCAAGCTATTGCTTAGAACGGTGCAGACGGTGCAGAGACTGCAACAGCTGGAGCTGGCGCTGGAGCAGGAGCTGGCGCTGGTGCAGCAGCAGCAGGAGCTGGCGCTGCTTGTGCAGGAGCAACTGAAGCGCTCGAGGAGACGTAGTAGTTCTTTATCTCATTTCGCTTCTGGCCATTGTAAACACGTGAACCAATCTGTCCACGGAAACCGCGGCCAACCATTGCCTGCTCAATTTGAGAGGCGCTTGGCTCACGGTCAAAGAAGCCTTCCTTGTCTAGACCAAGTGCAGACATCTTGCGGAAAAAGATTCCTAAAGCTGTCGCGTTCTCAGGCGAGATTACCAAGTTGTCCCATACGAGACGGTTGGCGTTTGCTCCACCCTGAACCTGGCACTTGATTGCGAACATAGTTTTTCCAGACTGGGACGTCTTTGCCTCAGACTCGATTACTTTTAGCTCGTAGTCGCCATCTGGCAGTGCTTCTATGTTTGATGCTCCTGAGTCAGCAGCATCCTTGATTAGTTCTCCCCAATTAAGTGAACTCATGTTTATACCTCTTCCTTATTTTTCTTGTTGTTATTTGTCTTTTCGGCCTGTTTAGGTCCGAAGATTGTGTCAAGCATCATTTCGATGCTTAGGTTTTGCTGCTCAACGATTGTGCCCAATCGACCCTGAACACGCTCACCTGCTTCGTAGTCCTTTGTTCGTTCGACGTAAAGCCTACGAACTTTATAAGGAGCTCCCATTGGGTCTTGACTTGGGAACTCTTCAATAGTCAAGGCACCGAGGATGTCGTAAAAGTACGGTGCCATGATTTTTAGTTGCCCCTGCAGGTACGGACGGTGACGTCCATCCTGCGTAACCTGAGACATAGCCGTTAGCACGACTGCCTCAAGAGGGTTTGTAGCGTGCATTGTCAAGTCGCGAAGGTCACGAAGAAGCCCACCCATGTGGCGAAGTAGTTCGCCCCACTGTTGCATCTTCATTTGCTCGCTACCTGCAATGTTGTCAATGCACTTGACCTGAAGCTCCGAGATGGAGTCAATAATCAAGGACTTGAACTGGTGCTTGCCGCTCTGAAGCCATTGGAATGCCTTCATCACAACATCGTAGTCACGGACTGTGACAACAACTGTGTCCCAAGTTCCATCAGCTACTGGCGGTTCCTCCCTCATCGGGTCCCAGTACTTGGTGACAATAGGCAAGAATCTGTGCCCACCTTCAACGTCAAGCATGAGACGTGGATAAGGAGCAGTTACGGCGAAGGAGGATTTACCCACCTTTGATTCACCGTAGACCATTACGGTCAAAGACCGTTGTACTTCACTCATACGTCACTCACTTCCTTTTTTGTCTGTTTCTCCATAGTATGCATATGGGTCTGCTACTTCGTACATTGCTTCAATCGCCTGTTCGGCGGCAGAACCGTCGTCCATAAGCGTGCATACAGTGAAGAATTGGCACTTCCACTTGCAATCCCGAGAAGGGCTTGGGTAAGCGTGGAAGGCGTGGCTTTGTCCGTCGTCTAGAGCAGTGCGAACACGCATCATGTCTGCAACAGTTCCGTGGATACGGTCCCAAAAAGACCTGAGGGTAAACACGTTGTGACGTACTTCTATTTGGTCATAGAACGGAGGGCGGGCAGCAGCAGTGCGACGAACCTTCTTTAGAAGTGTAAAGATTCCTCCCTCTGAGCGGTCGTCTCCCTTGTTCTGGTGTTGCTCAAGCAACATGTACGTCATAATCTGTTCATTCATTGGGGCCAAGTTTGCGAAGTCGCTAAGAGAGCCACCTACAGTTTTGAAATCTCTGAACATCCGAACACCGTCTATTTTGCGACGAACACGCATGTCCAGCTTGCCTTGCAGCTCAACTTCTCCGTTGAACATTGGCATCGTAATCTTTTCTTCTGTAGAAATCATTTCAAGCTCGGAGTCAATTCCGTTCTCCTCAACCCACTGGAGGTAGCCCTCAAGCATAATGTGCCCTAGCTCAGCTTCCTTCTCAAGCTCAGTGACATCACGGAAGTCCGTTAAGAGAGTCTCTTTCTCCATCTCAACCAACTTAGTGTGTGCCTGAATAAGAGGAGCCCCCGTTGAGTAGTGCTGGTCTAGTGCCTCGTGGATACGAGAGCCTAATGCTAATGCACCTGTCATCTTCTTTTCAGTTGGCTGTAGACGGCGGTAGTACGTAAACCACCAGCGTCTTTTGCAGTCTTTGAACGTCTGAATTTCGGAGTTGCTTATTCGCATAATCGTCATTTTTTAGCCTTGTCTTCCTTGAGCATCGAGAGCAGTTGGTCTTTATCTTTCACTATCTGCTCGAAGTTGTCTGCTTTTTTCTCTAGTACTTGGATAACTCGCTCTTCAATACTGTCTTCTGTAACGTAGTCAGTGATGATAATTGAGTCGTGAATCTCAGAACCAATTCTGTGTACGCGGTCCATAGCCTGCTTGTGGTCAACCAAAGACCACGGACGTTGAAGCATGATAAGCCTGCGAGCTGCTGTCAAGGTGATTCCAACTCCACCAGCCTGCGCAGTGAAAAGAATCCACTTAATACGCCCGCTCTGGAAGTCGTCTACCGCTTGCTGGCGCTCGTCTTCGTTCTGCAGTCCAGTAATAAGTCCGTGCTTAATCCCAGCCTTTGTCATGGCAGCACTTAGCAAGTAGATAAGCTGACGAGACACCGCGCAGACTGCTACGGAGTCCTCACCGAAGTCTTTAGCCTTTATGTCTGACATCACAGCATCGACTTTACAAGAGGGCTCTGACAAAGTAGCTTTTATCTCTCCTGTTGACTCGTCCACTGTTAGCTCAGCGTAAGCGTTAGCAAACTGGTTGAGCCTAGTGGTCTGGGTCAAGATACTTGGGGCGGTTAGAGCCTGTCCATCGTCCAGTTCAGCAATCATAGTGTCGCGCATCTGAGCGTAAGCCTTTTTCTGCTTAGTAGACATTTCTACATCTCGGCGCTCGTTCATAACTTCTGGAAGCCAAGGAAGAACCTTCTGCTTCAACATGCGACGCATGTGCGGGTTGAGAGTTTTGTAGAACTCTTCTTGCATGTGAGGCTTTACGCCCAAAACCAACATACCTCCAAAGGCGTTGAGCATAGTATCAATCATTCGCTCAATCCACTTGGTCTTGCTTGGCCACTCACGAGCGTCTAGCCAGTGCAGGATAGGCCAAAGGTCAACAACGTCATTAGCAATAGGGGTACCAGTCATTGCAAAGCGTATATCCGCTTCTCCCGTAGCTGACCACAGTGCTCTAGTCTGTTTTGACTTGGGGTCTTTAGAGCGGTGAATTTCGTCGGCAACTACTGCCTTAAACTCGATGTTGTTTAGTTCACGAATGTGGACTTCGCAACGGGTTTCACTAATACTTTCGTCGTGGCCCCCGCACGCTGAGCAACGAGTCAACGCAACGGAGCCATAAGGTGCAAGTCTGCTGTGAGACCGTAGGGACTCCCAGTTAATAATGAAGACATCGATGTTGCTCTCAACAGAAACGTCAAATTGCTTCTTACGCTGGGCAGCTGAGCCCTTGATAACCTGAGTAGTGACTTCAGGCCACCATCTCTGAAATTCGCGTTGCCAGTTCTTCTTCAAAGTGTTGGGGCAGACAATCATGGCGGGAAAAACATCCTCGCCTTGCTCTCTAAGAAGCTTTAAGGCACGAATAGCCTGAGCGGTCTTACCTAAGCCTGGTTCGTCGGCCAAGAGAGCCCTTCTAGCGGTCGCTAGATACGCTACACCAGCTCTTTGGTGCGGGAACAGGTCTTCATCCCCGTCGTGCTCTTCAAGCTCTCTAAGAGCCATAGAGGGCTCTATACGGGTAGTTATTGTGTGCTGGGCCCAAGCCGAAAGGCCTTCGCCAATCTCTAAGTTGTCCTTAAATGTTGAACGTAGGGCTAAACAGCTTGACCAGCTAAGCGGTATGCGCCAAACTTGCTCTTTTGTGTTCCAAGAGGAGCCTGGAATGCTTTTACACAGCTCTTTGTACCGCCAATCAGCGTTTATAAGAATGTGAGTCCCGTTTGGGTCCAATTCTGCCGATACAGCCACTGCTACCTCTTTCGTCGTTATGTACAGATACTAACACAAAATAAGACCCCGTGGGGCAAATCGTGTTAGTTACTTTTCATTATTTAATAATGCCCTAGGAATCCAACTTTGCCTAGCCAAAGCCAGTAGAGCGTGTCGGATTGCGTCAAGCGCGTGACCTTCGCCACCTCTGTGCCATGTCTCAAGCCTTTTTAGTGCAGGGTTGGGGAACATGTTCTTAGCATCAACTGGGGCTTGAACTTTCACTTTTTCTAGGTCATACCCAGCTTCTCGACATAACTGCTTAAGAACTCCGATTTGTTCCAAAGAGTAGGGAGCCTGAGAATTACGCACAGTCTGTTGATTTATGGTAAATCTTTCGTAGACAACTAAAAAGACGTCAAAACCCTCAGCACCCTGCTTTAAGCCGTCTCTAACTCGTTCGGCATAATCATCCGCGTCAACCTCATCGGACCACTCGAGAACAGGATTGACGTCGTGGTCGCCGTTCCAAGTGATAAAAGCGATTCCACTGGCTTTTCCAGGGTCTACTGACAAAATACCAATCTTCATCAGTACTTTGACCCCCAGTTTTCTAAGGGGCCATCCACGTCTGCTGTTAGGGGCACTGACCAGCCTTCTGTTGTAGTCATACATTCCTTAACTATTCTTTTAATCTCCTCTGCGTTCTCGCGGGGAGCCTGAAGCACTATTTCATCGTGTACAGGAACAATCAGGTAATCAGTCAAGTCTGCGGCATCCAACTTTACGAGGTTGGATTTGAATACCTCGGCTGCCCCGCCTTGCACAAGGTAATTAACAAGTGTATAAGTTCGGTCATCATCGCAAGGTAGGCGTCTGCCAGTCCAAGTGTGGACGTAGCCCTCTCCTTCGTTGCGGTATCTCTGCTGGCCTACGTCGTTAACCTGCTTTTGGAACATAGCCATACCTGGATAGTTAGCATCAAATGAGTCAGAGACAGCTTGCATATTTTCTTTTGGCACACCAGCAGTCAAAGCTTGCTTAGCCACTCCTGCCCCGTAGAGACGTCCGTAGACGACTCCCTTAATCAAGTTACGCCGTTTATCGGACTTAATCATTGTTGGGTCTTGATAAACCTGCCGACCAATTTCAGTAAAAGGGTCAGAGCCTTCCGCGTCTGCGCGGTTGAACAGCTCAATAAGGTTTGGGTCACCAGACATAGAGGCGAACATACGGAACTCGACTTGGTCAAGGTCCGAGGTAATGATTACGTGATTCTCGTCTTTGGGTATAAATGCACGTCGCACAACGTCGTCGCCTTTAGGTAAAGTCTGTAGCGCGGGCTCCGTTATGGACATTCTCGACGTCCTAGCAGCCAAAGTGTTAATAGATGGGTGCAGAAACCCGTTGGAGTTTTTCTCCATAAAGTTGCTGAAGTAGGTGCTGGCAAGCTTGTCTGCTTTACGTTGCTTGAGCACGACCTCTGCAAGGTTTTTTACTTCTGCGTTGCCCTCGATTGCGAGGCGTTTAATTTCATCTTTGCTCGCGGACTTCTGGCCCGACGGGGTAAATGCAGTGAGCTCAGCTCCTAGCCCCTCAAAAGTTCGGACCAACTGTTGATTGCTGGTCATTGAAGAGTTGTAGGTGTTGTAAAACCATAGCTTTGTACGTTCTGTGTAGTCAATTAGTTCTTCGTACTTGTCTTTAGAGTACTCAAGGTCAATACGCGCACCATTGACTTCCATGCGAGTGGCAATTTTTCTAACAGCCATCTCGAGTTCGTAAGCTTTGTAGTAGGGGCCTTCTGGCCCACACTGCTGGTAGAACATTTCCCAAAGTCTGGTTGTTAGGACCGTGTCTAGAGCGCCGTAGGCCCAGTACGGCTCGTATGTGACTGGAACAGTCCCCCAAGTCCAGCCATTTTTAATCATCCCTATGTCTAAGCCTTCTTGTAACTGAGCAGAGTGACGGTCAATGAACTGCGCAGACAGTGGCTTAAGCCCA